TGCCCAGACCCTAATGTGCAGTAACTCAGGTGATGCCTTTAGCATCGTGTTAAACCAGTTGCGAGAACGCGCCTTGGCTAATTCATCTAAGAGCTTTGGCTATTACGAGTACAGCGCGCCACAGTTTGCCAAGATTACCGACCGAGCAGGTTGGATAGCGGCCAATCCTGCGTTAGGCCATACGATCACTATGGAGTCGATCGAGGAAGCCCTTAACACGCAATCGGTAGAGCAATTTAGAACTGAAACCTTATGCCAATGGATCGACAGCCTGCAATCGCCTTGGCCATACGGATCGATCGAGGCAACCAGCGATGCCGCCCTTAAAATGTCCCCGGGGCCACTTACAGTATTTGCCTTTGACGTATCCCCAAGCCGTAGAGATGCAAGCCTTGTTATGGGGCAGCTGCTACCCGATGGCCGCGTAGGCGTTGCCGTATTGGAAACCTATAACAACCAGGTAGCCGTAGATGAGCTAAAGATCGCAGCTAGTATTAAAGGCTGGTGCGATATGTACTATCCGCGCACAGTTTGCTTTGACAAGTACACAACCGCATCGATCGCCAAGCGGCTAGAACTATCTGGCGTTGCAGTTCGCGATGTATCGGGTGCTGAGTTCTATACAGCTTGTAGCGATCTACACGATGCCCTAAGTAACGGCCGCCTAGCCCATAGCGGCCAAGAATTGCTAGTACAGCATATGAATAACAGCGCAGCTAAGATCAATGACTCAGCCTGGCGTATCGTGCGCCGTAAGTCTGCTGGCCCTGTAGATATTGCTATCGGCCTTGCTATGGTGATCCATATACTTGCCCAGCCAGTACAGGAAGCCAAGATATACGCCTAGCGACACGCCGAGCAGAATCGGTAATGTGCTTGACAATTTGAGAAAATCCCACTTATGGGATTACTGGAAACTTTAGGGTTAAAAGCTAAGGCAGAAGTTACTGCCCAATATGCCCCTGCCATTATGGATAGTACCTATGGTGCTGGCATGTACAGCTATAACAGCGGCCTATCTAATTATGGTTATGGCGTTGCTATCGATCGCAATACTGCGTTGCAAGTACCTAGCGTTAGCCGTTGCCGCAATTTAATTGCAGGCGTTATATCAAGCATTGAACTAGGCCTATACAAAAAATCTACAGGTAAAAAATTAGAGTCCCCGGTATGGCTAGAGCAACCAGATATACGCCAGCCGCTTAGCGTTACCTTGGCTTACACAGTAGATGCCTTGCTATTTTATGGCGTTGGATATTGGCGCGTTACATCGCTTTATGCAGACGATGGCCGCCCATCGGGTTTTGAATTTATACCAAATACTCGCGTTACTGTAACTACAAATCAGTACGGCGATGAGGTTGAGTATTACTCAGTAAATGGCGTTCGCGTACCTATGGGTGGTATTGGTTCGCTAGTTACATTTCAATCATTACTGCCTGGCGTATTACAAACTGGCGGCCGCACTATTCAAGCTGCGCTAGATATTCAAAAGGCTGCAGCTGTTGCAGCTGCTACGCCAATGGCAACCACGATCTTAAAAAATACCGGTGCTGATCTACCAGAAGCACAAATCCAAGGCTTACTAGCTGCGTGGAAATCAGCGCGTACTAATCGCAGTACCGCATATCTCACTAGCACTTTAGAAGCGCAAAATTTAGGGTTTTCACCGAAGGACATGACCTATAACGAAAGTAGCCAATACCTTGCTACTGAAATTGCGCGTTTAATGAACGTACCGGCATATTACATTTCTGCAGATATGAATAACAGCATGACTTATCAAAATATTTTAGATGGTCGTAAAGAATTCGTGGCTTATTCATTACAGCCATTTATTAGCGCGATTGAAAATCGTTTAAGCATGGATGACATAACCGCGCATGGTAATCGTGTGCGCTTTGCTGTTGATGAAACTTTCTTACGCGCAGATACTATGGCGCGACTAGATGCAATAGAAAAAATGTTAACTCTTGGCTTGATCGATGTTGAGCAAGCACAGCAGATGGAACAGCTAACACCTAATGGATCAGGAGATACTGCAAATGTTGCACTTAACGTTTAATAACGCGATCGAGGCGGCCGATACAGAACGCCGCATGATCTCAGGCAAGATTGCGCCATACGGCGAGGTTGGCTATACATCCGCTGGCCCTGTCGTATTTGAACGCGGATCAATTTCAATTCCAGATGTAACAAAAATTAAATTACTAATGCAGCATGACAGCACAAAGCCAGTAGGTCGCGCTACATATTCCAGCGATGATGAAAGTGGCATGTATGCATCGTTCAAAATTTCAAGTAGCAGCCGGGGACAGGATGCACTTGTACTAGCTCAGGAAAACCTTGTATCTGGCTTATCCGTTGGTGTGGATGTATCCGCATCGAAGCAGATGAAGGGATACCTGTTAGTTACCGCTGCTGTCCTGAAAGAGGTAAGCCTCGTGGAGTCGGCTGCCTTTGATTCTGCAGCCGTAACTGATATTGCAGCCGCTAAAGCTGCACTAGAAGCAGCAACAAGCATGAAAAAAACAATCATCCATACAGAGATGATTGAAACCGAAACCGAAACCGAAAGCGAGGCAGCTGTGACTACAGCCCCTATTGATACACCGGATGTACCGGCAGAAAAACCAGTCGAGGCTGCACCAGTTCAAGCAGCTCGCCAGATTATTCGCCCATCCGTATTAGACAGCCAGACAGTACGCACACCGATTACATCAATGGCAAAATACACAGAGCATAAGATCAAGGCTGCCCTAGGCAATCAAGACTCAATGCTTTATGTAACAGCTGCAGATGATTCTTTCAGCACTAACCCTGCATTTAGCCCAACACAGTACCTATCAGAGTTCCCAACAAATACACGTTTTGGTACACCATCAATCGATGCATGTTCACGCGGCGTATTGCCAGCAAGCGGCATGACAATTAACGTGCCATCACTTGTTACATCTGCAGGCGGCCAATCAGGCGTAGCACCTGTTGTAACAGTCGAGGCAGAAGCAGGCGCAGTACAAAACACAGGTATGGTTACAGAATACCTATCAGGTACAGTCAATAAGTATTCAGGTATGAACACGATCAGCATCGAACTGCTAGAACGTTCAGATCCTAATTTCTATGCAGAACTAACACAGCAACTACAGAACGCTTACCTAAAGACACTTGACACAACAGTTAATGCTGCGTTGATTACTGCAGGTACTGTTGCAACTACTGCACAAGCTGCTACATCAGCAGGCATCATCGGTTACGCATCAGAAGCTGCTCGCCTTGTTTATGAGGCAACTGGTTACTACGCACAGAACTACATCGCCAATGGATCTCAATGGCAGCTACTAATGGGTGCATCAGATACAACTGGCCGCCCAATTTACTCAGCATCGCAGCCAATGAACGCAGGCGGCTTAACTCAACCTGGTTCAATTCGCGGCAACGTACTAGGTCTTGATCTATATGTTGATAAGAATTTCACAGCTACAACAACAGTAGATGATTCAGCGATTATCCTTGCGCCAGAAGCATTTACTGTTTACCAATCACCACAGGCATATATGTCTGTAAACGTTGTAAGCAACCTACAGGTACAGGTAGCGATCTATGGCTACATGGCAACAATTGCCAAGATGCCAAAGGGAATTATCCGCTACAACTTCACCTAAGAAATAACCCTAATAGTCGGTGGGCGATTAGCCCTTTCGCCCATCGACCCCTACTAAGTAAGGAGTACCGATGCCAGCTAGTTATGTGACAGTAGCCGAGCTACGTTCCAATTTAGGTATCGGTACTCTTTACTCAGATAGCACTGTCGAGGAGTGCTGCCAAGCCGCACAGGATCAAATCAACAGTTTCCTTTGGTTTGATTCTGCGCCAGTCGTGGGGACTGCATTGGTTAGCAACGTTGCCACAGTAATGTTGGCCAACCCCGGACTATTTACTACAGGCGAAAGCGTGACCATATCCGGGGCTGGCTCGACATTTAACGGCACTTACACAATTACTGCCACGCTACCTTTTAGCACAGGCACTACAAATTTATTGCCAGCATTTAATATGCAGCTTAATTATTACCAGCAACCACGCGGCTATAGTTTTATCCAATACGCCAAGGTTGCAGCCGATGAAAACTTTAGGCGCGTAGTGCCATCTGGCGCAGCTGTAGGTGCAGATACAAAGACTGCTACCTACGTTAATACAGCAAGCGTTAGACAAGCTGCGATGATCTTGGCCGTAGATATATGGCAAGCGCGCCAGGTATCTCAGACAGGCGGCGTAGGACTCGATGGCTTTAGCCCTAGCCCTTACCGCATGGGTAACAGCATGATAGGCAAAATCAGAGGCCTCTTAGCCCCGTACGCCAGTCCGAATAGCATGGTGGGGTAAATGCCTACCGCTGCAATTACCACGCTGCGTAGCACCATCGCAACGGCTTTAACCAATAACGGAGTCTGGTCGGTATTCGCATACCCACCTGCAACCATCTTGGCTAACAGCTGCGTAGTGATCCCAGCCGATCCATACCTAACGCCTAGCAATAACAGCTACATAACTATTTCGCCTATGGCTAATTTTAAGATTCTGCTAACTGTGCCGATGTTTGATAACCAGGGCAACCTGCAGGGCATTGAGGATTTTATTGTTGCAGCCTATACAAAACTAGCTGCATCTAATCTCGTATTTAATATAACTAGCGTTAGCGCGCCTGGCGTATTAAATGCTGATAGCGGCGATTTATTAACCGCCGAATTTAATATATCCATACTAACGAGCTGGAGTTAAACCATGTCATACACAGATGAGGATATTGCCTTCTTAATTAAGATCGGGCAGATCACAGAAGCACCAGTAAAAGAAACAAAAACCAAAGCACCTGCAACCGAGAAAACAGAGGAATAATCCATGAGTGTCTACCTAAGCAATACCGTTGTAGTTACATTGAACTCAGTCGTACTGACTGACCATGTAACGGCAGCCACAATTAATAGAGTTTTTGACGAATTAGAAGTTACTGCGATGGGCGATACAGCTCATAAGTTTGTTAAGGGTTTGGAAGCGAGCACTATCACTTTGGATTTCCTAAGCGACACGGCTGCTGCAAACGTAAACGCAACGCTACGCGCTGCATGGGGTACAACAGTACCGCTAACACTAAAGCAAACTAGCGCGGCAGTAGGTGTTGATAATCCTTTATACAGCACTACGATTTTGGTCAACAACACTACCGACATTAACGGCGCTGTCGCAGACATCGCTACACAATCAATTACATTTACTTGTAATTCACCTATCGTAATTACAACTTCCTGATAAACAGAATAGGGGCTAACAGATGGCTAAGTTAAAGATCACAAAGGCTGATGGTTCATTATCTGAACACCAGATAACACCATCGATCGAATACGCGTTTGAGTTATATGCTAAAAAAGGTTTTCACAAAGCCTTTAGAGATGACGAGAAGCAGTCGGATGTTTATTGGTTAGCGTGGGAGTGTTTAAGAGCTGGCGGCGAAACCGTGCCAATGTTCGGCGCATCGTTCTTAGCAACACTTAAAAAGGTTGAGGTTCTGGATGATGACCCGGAACTATAGGGCGTGACTCGTTTACTTACTTGATCGCACGGATCAGTCTGGAAACGGGTATCGCGCCTAACGATTTACTAGCACTAGATAGCAGGATGTTTAAGACTTTATTACAGGCGATGAAAGACCGGAATAAGGAGATGCGAGATGCCAGTAGCGGTAAAAGGCGGCATTGAACTTCGCAAAGCCCTTAGAAAATTTACGCCAGATCTAGCTAAAGAAACGCAGAAAGAAATGGCTGCGTTGCTTAAACCAATTACAGCTAAAGCGCGTGGCTTTATTCCATCTGATGCACCGCTATCTGGGTGGGGTAAAGCATCCGTTGATGCTAGATGGTATTGGGATGGTCGAGCTGCTAAAAAAG